CCCTTAGTAACTTGCTTTCCTAAAGTTGCATTCAGCACGTCTAAAAAGTTAGCTAAAGGCCCCGCAAGAAACGCTTGAAGCGATAACATAAGATTTTGCACTAAACGGTCAAATTCGTCTATTTCAGTTTCTAAGTCTTGAAAAGCTTCTATTCCTTCAGAGCCAATTTTTGATGCAAGTTCTATTGTTGCAAGTTCGGCGAGAGCTTCAACATCACCAAGATTTTCAAGCTGACGAGCTAACTCTTCTGAGTCTTTACTTGTAAATAAAGAACGTTCACGCATCAAATCAAGCGTTTCTCCAAGAGATCCAAATGCTTTTCCTGTTTCAAAAACACCATTAATAAACTGATCTATCTGCTGGCCAATAGCGCTAAACGCAATCTGCGCTCCAAAAGACCCTGTAAGGCCGCCTAAACCACCGCCAAGCACTGACCCCGCACCACCGCCAAATAACAACGGAAAACCAACGCCAAGGCCAACTTGCTCAAGACGACTTGATCTTCGACCCATTCCAGTTGTTCTTTGCCCTGTTCCAGACCCTCCTGTTGTTTTTTGCTGTATGCTTTGTTGTTCTTTTAACTCTTTAGTAATTCTCTTTTGAGCCTTTATTTCTTTATTAGCTACTTTAAGGCGTTCGTCAGCTGTTTTAAAAAGCCCTTTGTCAATAGCTTGAGATGCCTTGGTTACCTGCAGGCGAGCCTTGCTAACATTAAGACCTTTTTCTTCTAGTTTTCTGACACCATCGCCAACACTACGCAATTTTACCATCGCTGCAGTGCGACGATCAGTTGTATTAACAGATTGTTTTTCAAACTTTCCTATTTTGGCTATACTAGTTTCTATTTCTTTTAATTCATCTTTAATTTTTTTAGTATTAAGTTTGATATTGACTTCGTACTCAGCAGCCACGACGAACCCGAAGACATTGCCTTCAGGTTAGCGCATCTTGCGGTACTGAGCCTGCTTACGGGCTTTTTCCATCTCCTTCTCCTCTCGCTCAGACTTCAACGTACAGTATGCGCTCCAGCCAAGCAGCTCCTCAGACGACATAGTCGCCCGGAGCTGACCCAGCGTCATACCAAGCTTTTCAGCGATGAAAAACTGTAGGAACAGGTAGTTGTCCTGTTCAAGCTTCGCTTTTAAGCTCGTCTGATTCTTCCACCTCTTCCATTCCCTGCATCTTGCTCATAATGTCAAGGACAATACTCATTGGCAGGCGGTTCTGAATTTTGGCACGGTCACCGTCCGCAAAAAGCCGGTTGCCTGCCTCGTCTTCTGCCTTGCGAATCACCATCTGAATCGCAAAATCCAAGTTGTCCTCGGACCGTCCCAAATTCAGGGCTTTCATGGTTTTGTTGATCGAGTCCCGATCAGCAATGGTCAAAGGCTTCCAATACAGCTTGAGAATAAGCTCATCGTTTTTTTTGATGGCATAGCTGCTGCGCTCTTCAACGCTAAATGCCTGACACAGCTTGTCGATTGCGCGTTCGTCAGCCATAAATCCAAGTCAACTATGACAATATAGCTTATCCCAAGCGAGTTGCTTTAAATGCCTTATCCAAATCTCCGAACAAGCCGCCAGACTGAGTGTAAACCTTGTACCAATCAGGGTTTTGACCGCGAGAAGTTAATTTAAATCCACGCTCCTTATGCTCTGCGTATGTGACTTCGGTTCCATCTCTTCGAGGGACTGTTGCACCTGGGTTGTTAACTGCAAATCCCGCGTAAGAGGTTGAGTTTCCAATGAACATAGGGCGAGAAATGGGAAACTTTAAAGAAGATACAGTAAGAGGTCCGCTCGCCGTAGGCTTTGGGGCAGTAGTTGGTTCAGGGATTCCATCAAAATCGCGCCTAAACCCAGGACGATCATCAGTTGGCTTTACAGCGTTTTGACTTAACTGCCATTTACGACCAAAACTAGACGTCCACCACGGGCCTTCGCTTTGAAGCGAACGAATAATTACAGGCCCAGCAGTTTCACGCGCTGTTTCAACAAGTCTGCGAATATCTTTTGTCATTTCTGTAATTGGTTTTGCCATCACACCGCAGTAAACGTACAGCGAACAACACTGACAAAATGGCTTGTTCCTTCATCGGTTACAACTGTAGGTCCAGTAATCTGCCCCACACGCGGCACAACAGAATACGTGTCAACATACCCAGCAGCATTTACTGATGTCAAACCATCAATAACTGATTCTGCTATCGCAGCTGCTGCAGCACTTCCCTTGTCTCGTGGCGTAAAAATGCCGCATTGCACCGTTCCAGCGTACTGATCGATCGCTGCACCATGAGGTTGGATCGTAGCCTGATCAAAGTTGATCGTTACCAACACATACTTTTTAGTCTTGCCAGGCGTTGTAAATGGCATGTTGTCAAAGACAACCGACACAGTAGCGTCAGCAGCCGTGACTGCAGTGTTAATCGCAGTTTCAAGCGCAGCTCTGGCGTTGACAAGCGTCATTAGAACACCACCCGAATCATATAAAGATATTCCTGACCACCCCTAAAGGTGCGAATATCTTGAATCTTCGTAGCCCGTGACGCTCCATCAAACGTAAGCGCGATTTCGTCTTGCAGGTTGGCTTGGTTACCGCCGATTTGATCTGGCGTCACATAAAGGCGTGCATTGTTTTCCTGATACCCGCCCTCTTCGTCAGAAACAATAAACTCAACAGGAGCTTTAAACGTATAACTTGTGTCTGTACTTGTAACGCCACCAGTTGCGATATTGTAGGTAGCAGAAGCCTTTCGCGTGTAAACCACTGTCGTATCAAGCGATTTGCCTAAGTCAGCAACAACTGACTTGGCAACGCTTTTAAACAGACTGTCAAGTTGACCTGCCATATCAACCCCTCACGACGCGAACAGAATAGCTACCGCTGCCGCCCAAACAGTAAGCCCCAAGATAAGACTGAAGCCAAGGATAAACGTCGAATACGTTGTTGACAGTTCCAGTAGCCTGACTAGAAGTGTTATACTCCACTTCCATCTCTCCGAGCTTAACGGCTTTGTATAGCCCCGTATCGCCGGTAGACCCTGTAATTGAGTCCGTGTCATTAGCCAAGGCGTTTGCTAACTCATAGGTAGCGTATTTAATGTCATTGGGAATAGACGTACACGCCAGCTCAACACGATCGACATGATAATTATTGCGAGGCCAACTCAGCGCTTGGCTTACGTCGCAACGATCACCATAAAAATTCAACGTATCAATCCAGCGCGTGGCTGAAATTAATGCACGATTTTTTGCATCATCCGTTTTGTCGTCCCAATTTGTACTACTTGGAACGGTTTCAAAATACGTGTTGGCTTCGGCCAACGTCACAAAGCTGTTGGCTGTCTCGCTCTTTAATGTGGCGTTGATCGTGGCAGCCATAGCAAAAAAAAGAAAGTGGCCCCACCTAATGGTAGGGCCTTTGCTCTGATCAGGAAAGATCAGATGGTGGTGGTATCCAGGGGGCTGTTGACGGTGAGCTGAACCATAGGGATCAGATCGATGTCGTAAGTAGCAGCCCACTTGTTAGCCGTTGCCAAGTTGGCATTGGTGGGGTTGTCACCTGCATCAGACCACTTCGTACCCATTACGTGATAGGTGGAGTGGTAGTCAACAGAAAGAACGTCTTGCTTCGAAAGCACGTTCCGGTCAGCTTCAATCCGAAGATCCTGCTGCACACCCTCAAGGATGGTGCCGGACTTCACCAAGTAGCAGTAGAACTCACGCTGATGGCCAGAGGTGCCAGGCGCAACGGTGTTGACTTGAGAGTCAACAATTACGTTCATGCCAGCAAACTCGCCAACTTCACGAGCGCCAATGCCAACACCGCCACCACCCCAAGTCACCGCGCCAGAAGCGGCCAGTGCTGAAGTGGAGAAAGTCAGCATTCCTACCTGATACAGGTAGTAAGCGACGGATGGGTGGACGATCAGAGTGTCAAGCTCTTCACCACGCTCACCCAGCTTGGAACGGGCTTCTGCGACTGTTGCAGCAGTCAGGAAGTTGGCTTCAGCACCACCAGAGGCAGCAGCTTTGCCTTTGTCCAGAGCATTAGCAGACAGAGCAGTGCCGAACAAACCAGCAAGCTGTGAGAACAGACGAGCGCTGTTCAGCTTGTTGATTGCATCTGCAAGCTGGTTGCGGATGTGAAGCATAGGATCTTCACCAGCTGCCAGAACTGCAACGTCATCTACGGCATACGCAAAACCGCGATGGCAGATGGTTGCGATCTGAGTTCCGGTTCCGATCTTTTGAGGAGTCAGGTAACCGCCAGAACTGGTGCCCCAAGTTGCAGTACCGTCCAAAATCTCCTCAGTGGGAGACACGGGGTTGAACTCAGGAACTTGAATGCGTGTACCGCCTTCGCGTGAATCGAGAAGAGCGTTACGAACGACAGCGCCAGACTTGATGAACAAGCTGCG